CACGGTGGCCCTCGAGGTCTCGCGCAACGGTGGCGCGACCTGGGACATCGCCAAGAATCCGGCAGGCACCGCGCTGCTTTACACAGGCGAGCAGGCCGCGGACTTCGCGGTCTCCACGACCGTGCTGAACGACACGCCTTTCCCCGAGCACTACCGGCTGGCCTGTCGGGTGTTCGATGCGGCGAGTGACGACTTGCTGTACAGCCTCGCGACGGTGGACGGCGATGTCATCGCCACGCTGCTCGTGGACCGGCAGGGGCGCCCGGTGCTGCAGCTGCTCGACAACGGCGGCATCCGCGTGGTCGGTGGCCTCACGGTCGCGGGCGCGCTGTCGCTCGCGGCCTCGGCCGGCGCCATCGCCCCAACCTCGATCGCGCTCGCGTCTGGCGTGGTCGAGAAGGTCGACATCGTCACCATTTCCGCCGCGAACATCATCGCGACCACTGCGGGAGGTTTCGGTCACGCCGCGGGCTACGAACTCCTCGCGGCGCCAGGCGCGGACGTGGGCGCAGAGTTCGTCTCGGCGGTCCTAGTCTACGACCGGGCGACGGCGACGTACGGCAATGGCGGGAACATCACCGTCAACGCGACGGGTGGCTCGGCGCTCACGGGCCTCGTCTCTGCGGCCAACTCAGTCGGCAATGCCGCGGACAAGGTCGCCGTCCTCCGGCCACTGACGACCGCGGCCGAAGTGCTCGCGCCCAATGTCGGATTCAGTCTCGTCTCGAGCGCGGCGTTCACAAACCCTGGCACCGCGGCGGGCGTGATTCGCGTTGCGGTCCGGTATCGGCTGCACACGTTGGGCCTCACGTAGTCCGATGCCGCGTGATGTCAGCAACGAACGCCAGAACGCCAAGGTCCGCGAGGTCGCGGAACGGCGGGCGATGCGCCGGCGCGATGCGCTCCGGGCCGTCATGGACGACGCGCAAGGCCGGTTGTGGGTGCGGGAGTTGATCGAGGGGTGCGGGATCTTTCTCGGCGGGTACCAACCGGACGGCGCGCGGCAGTACTTCGACGCGGGGCAGCGGAACATCGGGCTCGCGCTCTACGCCGAATGCCTGCGCGATGCGCCGCAGAGTTTTCGGCTGATGGAAGACGAAGCGGCGAGCCGGAGCAAATCGGATGCGCGCGAAGACGCGGCGGCGCTGAAGGAGCTCGACGGTGAGTGACGAGGTTGACGAGTACGAGGTCGCGAGCCAGCGCACGCTCGAAGAGATCGAAGCGCAGCGCGGTGTCGACGTGCCGGACTTGAGCAAGTTGCCGGTCGTGCCGGAGCGCGAGGATTACCAGCACGCCGAGCCCGTGATTGAGCGCCGCCAGTTGGGCGGCGAGGAGTGAGGACATGAGCACCGAAACACCCGTTCTTGAAACCCCCGCAGCCGGAGTGCAGCCAGGCGTGACGCCAGCCGCAGCCGGCACGGAGACGCCTGCGGTTGCCGCAGGCCAGCCCGAAGCCACACCCGAGGCCGGCACGCCGGCGCCAGTCGCAGGACCGCCTGAGACGTACGCGCTGACCGTGGCCGATGACGGCGTGGTAACGGCCGAAGGGCTCAAAGCCTTCGAGGAAGAGGCGCGCACGCTCGGGCTCACGAACGAGGCCGCACAGGCGCATCTCAACCGGCGGATCGACGCCTTCTACGCGCAGTCCGACGCGGACATCGCGGCGGTCGAAGCGGATCCGACATACGGCGGGGCGAAGTTGGCCGAGACACAGCGACTGGCTGAGTCGGCGCTCAACCGTTTTGCGCCGAAGGGAACGACACACGGGGATGCGATTCGTGACCTCCTCCGGGGCTCCGGGCGAGGCAACGCGCTCCCGATCGTGGCGTTCATGGCAGAAATCGGCCGGGCGGCTCAAGAAGATCGCCCGGTCACTGGCGGCAACAACGTACCAGCGGAGAAACCGAAGTCCGACGCAGAGGTCTTCTACCCGCCGGAGACGGCCGCGCAGTAATTCGGAAACAGAGGACACCACATGGCTGCTCTTGACACGGGCGTTTACACGCTCCTGGACATCGCGAAGCAGACGGGACCGGACGGCAAGACCGCCCGCCTGATCAACATGCTCGCGCAGAAGGACGAACTCACTCCGCGCATTCCCTTCATGGAATGCAACGACGGATCGACGCACGTCGAAACCGTCACCACGGCCCTGCCGACGGTCGGCTTCCGGTCGATCAACGAAGCCGTCAGCCCGTCCAAGGGTGACGACACGCAGGAGCGATTCGGGACGGGTCTAATGACCACGTACTCGAAGGTCGACGCGAAGCTCGCGGCGATGGCTCCCAACGTGGGCGCCTTCCGTCTCAACTCGGCGCAGAAGTTCATCGAGGCCATGCGCCAGAAGGCCATGTCCACGCTGTTCTACGGCAACAGCGGCACGGCGCCCAAGGAGTTCAACGGCCTGTCGCGCTACTTCAACAGCCTGACGGCGACCACACAGGCGTCCGCGGTGAACGTCATCGACGCGGCCGGCACGCAGGACTCGCCCTCGGACCTGTCGTCCATCTGGCTCGTCAGTCTCGGCCGCGACACCGTCTTCGGTCTGCATCCCAAGGGACTCCCGGCGGGACTCGAGCACTTCGATCGCGGCGTGCAGTTGGTTCCGGGCGCGACGGGCGCCGCGGGTTCCATGCTGACCATGCTCGTGGACGAGTTCAACTGGTCACTCGGACTCTGCATTCCTGACTGGCGCGCGGCCGGTCGTGTCGCGAACATCGACATCAGCGACCGCCAGGCGGCGACCGATGCCGTGCTTCCGCAGTTGGTCCGTCGTCTCATCGCCTCCGTCGAGGAAGGCACGGGCACGCGCTACCTGGTGATGAATCGCACCGTGAAGTTCCTCTTCGAGACGGAATGCCGTCGCGAAGTGAGCGCCGGCGGTGGCATCACGTACGACAACTTCGACGGCACGCGCCTCGCGGTGTTCGACGGCATCCCGATTCTCCGCTGCGACGGGCTGCTCAACACGGAAACAGCAGTCAGCTAACCGGAGGATTCAGATGATTCTTGACGAACTGCTCAAGCTGGCTGCGGGCCAGCAGGTCACGGTAGATGCCGTGTCCACGTCGTCCTACGACGCCGGAAACGTCACCCCGAAGCGGAACATCGCGGAAGGCACCGCCCTCGCGATCGTGGTGGTCATCACCGCCATCGGCACCAACACCGGCAGCGTGAAGTTCGAAGCGATTCAGTCGGCGGCTGCGGCCCTGACCTCCCCGAAGATTCTCGGGGAAGTGGACGCAGAGACGGCAGACATCGCGGTCGGCGCCACGTTCATCATCCCGATCGGCCGCGGTATTCCCTCGCTGCGGTACTTCGGGCTGAACAACAACATCACCGGCACGGTCGATTACACGTACTCGGCGTGGATTGTGCCGCGCAACGCCGCGGTCGGCCTCGCGCAGTTCTACGCGCGGGCCTACACGGTCGACCTGAGCTAGTCACACATCGCCCGCCGGGCCGATGGGGCTCGGCGGGTGCGTTTCTCTTTCTCGAGGTGAACCAATGGCAGGCAAACGATCCAGAACGGATTCGACGGCGCCGAAGGCAGCGGCGCCGAAGGCGACGACGACAGGATTCAGGGTGCGCGCGGTGCGCCAGGGCATCGATCCGACCGGCACGTTGCGCGACCGAGGCGACGAGTTCTTTCTCAGCAATCCGAAGTTCTTCTCCGATGCGTCCGTCCAGAAGGTCAGGCACGGCAAGAACACCGGCGTCTTCGGCTGGATGGAGCGCGTGGACGGCAACGCCGCGCCTGTCGCTGCGCCGCCCGTGGAAGACTCGACCACAGAATCTGACGTGATCTAAGCGGATCAATGGACCGCGATCCCCAGGCCATCACCGACGACATCGCGACGGTTGCGCTGGCGCTCGCCGCGCTCGACCCGGAGCACTTCTGGCCGCTCACGGAGTCAGGCACGTCGGGCGCCGATAGCGGCTACGGCAGCAAAGCGATCACGTTGTCCGGCACACCAACGCGCCAGGTGTCGCTCGGCTATGGTCTGGTCGGGACGCGGTTCGACGGGTCCAACGACTTCGGGTCGATCGCCGCAACACCACGGGCGAGCTCGACCACGTTCTCGATTCTCGCGTGGCTCAAACCATCGCTCGGTGGCGACACGAATCAGTCAGTACTGTCGGCATCGGGCGGGTCTGGCCCTGGCTTCTACTTCAACACGGACGCGCGCAAGCCTTACTTCATTCACACGGGCGGATTCGATCTGGCGGCGGATCTGCCGGCGCTGGCGTATCGCACACTCGCGCTCATCGCCATTCGCGTCACGGCCGGTGTTGCGGAGTTTGGCCTGAACGGCGTCTTTTATGAGGGCGGTGGCGGGTCAGACCCGAACATTCCGACGTTCACGCCTGACCGGGTGGGTGGCAATTCCGGATCTACCGGCCGTCTGTGCGGCGACGTGGGCAACGTCGTCTACATGCCCGGCGTGCTCATCACCGATCAGCAGTTCGCGGAACTCTGGGCGCAGCGGCATCCGTGCCACACGGCGAGTCTCGCGGTCGTCAATCAGGCGTTGTCGAAACTCGGCCAGAGTCGGGCGCTGACAGACCTCTCGACCGATGCGACCCCGGCCGGCGTCGAGGCGCGGCTCCAGTACCCCACGGCGGTCGAATCGGTCCTGCGGGCGTTCGCGTGGCCGTTCGCGAATCGCTACGAGGTGCTGGAACTGGTCGAGGGCACGGCCGCGGTCGCCGTGAACTCCGATTGGCAGTACAGCTACCGCGCGCCGGATCGGATGGTGCGCGCGATTCGAATCGTCCGGCCAGGACTGAAGCGCCTCTACGACCCGGCGCCGCCGCCGTTCGCCATCGGCCAGGACGCGCACGGCTGGCTCCTCTTCACGGACTACGAGGACGCGGAACTTGAGTACACGACGCGCACCGTCTGTCCGGCGCTCCACGGCGATGTGTTCTTTCGTGAGGCGCTGAGTTGGTACCTCGCCTATCTAATGGCGCCGACCGTCGCGAAGGATGAGCAGAAGGCGCAGGCGTGCCTCTCGATGTTTGGCGCGACCCTCTCGCGCGCGGTGGCCGGCGCGGCCAATGAGCAGGAGCCGCAGGACACCAACCAGAACGACCCGGATTGGATCACGAACCGATGAGTCAGTCGGTCGTCCTGCGTTCATTTTCCGCCGGGGAGCTCGCGCCGTCGATTGGCGCACGCGCGGACTTGCCGAAGTACACGATCGCCGCGCGCACGGTCCGGAACTTTCTCGTGCAGAAGCATGGCGGCGTGGCGAATCGGCCAGGGCTCGCATTCATCGAACGTGTGAAAGGCGGGATCGCGTACCGAGCCGCGGTGCTCGCGCGCGCACCGACAAATTACTGGCGCCTGAATGAAGCGGGGAGCGGGACCGTCGCGTATGACCTCGGGTCCGGCCTCGATAACGGCACGTACGCCGGGAGCCCCACGCAAGGGACGGTCATGGCTTACGGGGGCGTGGGTGTCACGTTCGACGGGGTCAACGATCAGGTCACGTATGCCGGGGTCGCCGCGTCGACGACGACCTTCACGGTCTCCGCGTGGCTCCGACCAGGCACGCCGGGCGCGACGAACGCCTCGATATTTTCCGACACACCCTCGGGTACCACAAACGGGCTGTATCTGAGCACGGCAAACCTTCCGACGTTGTACGTCAACGGCGCCGCGGTCCTTCAGGCGCCCGCGTTGACCGTGGGCAGTGAGCACCTCGTCACGATCGTCGTGACGGCCGGTGTCGCGCAGTGGTACATCGACGGTGTCGCGAGTGGCGGGACCGTGGGCAGCGTCATCTCCTGGACCCCGACCGAAACCAGTACAACCGGGTCACGATTCACCGGGGTGCTCTCAGACCTCGCCTATTGGTCAGGCGTGGCGCTCACCGCCAACCAGATCGCGGCGCTCTACGCGGCCCGCTATGACACGCAAGTCCAGTTGTTGAAGTACCTTGCGGACGACCCGAACGAATCGATCCTGATTGAAGCGGGCGCCGGGTATCTGCGGTTCTACAAGGACGGGGCACAGGTCAACATCTCGGCGCCGACCGCCTGGAGCAACGCGACGGCCTACACGGCTGGCGACCTCGTGTCGCTTGCTGGCATCAACTACTACTGCATCCTCGCCCACACGAACCAGAGCCCGCCGAACGCGACCTACTGGTACGCGCTCACCGGCACGATCTACGAGATTCCGACGCCGTTCGCGAGCGGGTTCCGCTGGAACCAGTCCGGCGCGGTGATCACGCTCACGAATACGGGTGTGGCGCCCTACGAATTGATCTACCTGTCGCTCACGCGATGGGTGCTACAGGCCGTGGCGATTGCTCCGGCGTCACCGACACCGACCAACGTGACCGCGGCGTTTGCCTCGACGCCAGGACCGCAGGCCGACCAGTACCAGTACGCCGTGACCGCCGGCGCGCCTGGCAGCTTCGAAGAATCACTCGCCGGGGTCTCGGCTCGCGCGAGCGCGAATCCGCCGACCGCCACGGGGCCGAACGTCATCACCTGGGACGCCATGACGTACGGGGGCGTGGCGTGTCCGGAGTACTACGTCTATCGGGACAGCACGAAAAGCCTGTCGCGGCAGTTCCTCGGCACGGCTCGGACCAACGTGTTCCTCGACACCGGACTCGCGGAGGATCCGGCGCTGACCCCGCCGATCAACGACATCGACCTGACGAGCTCGGCCAATCGTCCAGCCCTCTCCGCGTTCCACCAGCAGCGACGGTTCTTCGCGAACACGACGACGACACCGGACGCGATCTGGGGCTCGAGGGTCGGGCAGCGATCGAACTTCTGCCGGTCGTCGCCCTTGCAGGACGACGACTCGCTGACGATTCGGATCGCGCAGAACCAGAACCACCCGGTCCGGCATCTCGTCTCGGTCGCGGCCGGGCTGATTGTCTTCACCGCCGGCGGCGAGCACCGCATCATCTCCGCGGACGGCCCGGGCGGTCCCATCAGCCCGAACAGCCTGGACGCGATTCAGGATCTCTACGTGGGCGCCTCCGATGTCGTGCCGGAAGTGATCGGCAACTCGGTGATCTACGTGCAGGCGCGCGGCAAGGTCGTGCGCGATGTCCAGTACAACCAGGAAGTCGAAGGACTGGCCGGGCGCGACCTCACGCTCCTCGCGGGGCATTTCTTCGAGAAGTACACGATCAACGCCATCGCCTACCAGCAGAACGATCATTCGATTCTCTGGGCGGTCCGGTCGGACGGCACGCTCCTCGGGATGACCTACATCCGCGAGCAGGACATCTGGGGCTGGCATCGGCACGACTCCTACACGCGCGCCGGCCAGAGCGTGTTCGAAAGCATCTGCGTGGTCCCGGAAGACCACGAGGATGTCTTGTATGCGATCGTCGCGCGCTCGATCAACGGCAGCACCGTGCGCCTCATCGAACGGCTCGAGACCCGCGTGATTACGGACCTCGCGACCAATGCGATGTTCCTTGACTGTTCGCTGTCGCGCGTGACGGGCGGCGCCATCTCGACGTTGACGGGCCTCTCGCATCTCGAGGGCGAGACCATTGGCGTCGTGGGCGATGGCGTCTACCTCGGGACGTTCACGGTCGCGAGCGGTCAGGTCGTGCTCGGCGCGTCGTATTCGAAGATTCACGCGGGCCTGCTGTTCACCTCGGACCTCGAGACGCTGGATCTGGATGTGGCCGGCGGTGACATCCGCGATCGGAAGAAGCGGGTCGGGTCCGTGTCGATGCTGCTGCAGGATTCGAATCGTCAGATTCAGGTCGGCATCAACGAAGCCACGCTCACGGCCTACACGCCGGGCGAAGCGGAGTCGCCTGCGACCGCCGAGTTCTCCGGCCTGGTCGAACTCCCGGTGATTACCGAGCCCAACTACGAGGGCCGCGTGTTCATTCGGCAGGCGACACCGTTGCCGCTCACGATTCTTGGCGTGATTCCGCGCGTGGAGATGGGGGCATGATGGATCACCCGCTGACGCGCCAAGACTTGCGCGATGCGGCCGATGACCTCATCGAGCGCGTCGATGAGCGGTTTGAGGCGATGCGGAGCCGCGGCGACGAACGGCACGCGGACAACGTGAAGCGACTCGACCGGCACACCGAACAACTCGGCCGCATCGAAACCCAATGCAACAAGACGAACGGCCGTGTCGATGCGCTCGAAGACCTCAACGACAAGCGCGAACGGAACGCGCCGAAGGGTGAAGACCGACCACTGACGCGCCGCGAACTCGCGTGGGTGCTGGTGCTGCTGGTCGGCGCCTCGTCATCGACGGCCGGCGTCGTGGTCTGGCTCCTGACGCATCGGGTGGGCCAGTAATGGGTTGGGTGGTCCCGGCCGTCGCGGTCGTCTCGACCGTCATCCAGGCGGTCCAGACCAAGAAGGCTGGCAACGCCGCGGCGAAGGCCGGGCTGCAGGAACAGGAAGCGCGGAACGCCGCGGGCCGTCTCTTCGACTGGAACGCGGGTGTCGCGGAACTGCAGGCGCGAGACGCTGAAGCGCGCGGCGTCATTGACGAAGCGCGGTTCCGCCAGCAGATCAGCAAGTTTATCGGCACGCAGCGCACAGTCCAGGCCGCGAGCGGAACGGATGTCAACTACGGGTCGAACGTCGATGTGCAGGCCGACACCGCGTATCTGGGCGAGCTCGACGCGCTGACGATTCGCACGAACGCGGCGCGCGAGGCGTGGGGCTACCGCGTCGAAGGCGTCGACATGAAGGCGCGGGCCGAGATTTCTCGGAAGTCCGGCGTGCAGGCTGCGGAGGCTGGCCGCGCGCAGCGTTCAGCGGCGAACTGGAGTATCGCCGGGAACATCCTCGGCACCGGCTCCTCGCTCCTCGCGGCGAAGTACGGATTCGGCAAGCAGCAGAAGACCTTCACGCCGACGCGCAACAACCTGCGTCTCGTTGCCCCCTGGTAACCGATGCCACGAGTCCCGCAATACACGCCGCGCGAATCACTAGCCCCGCTGCCGAATGCGCGGCGGTCTGCCTCCGTCACCGCGGACGCGCTCGGCGCCGACACGAGCCGGGAGCAGGCGCGCACGCACGCGGTGGCCGCGGCCTCGCTCGGCCAGGTCACGGACGCCGCGCTCGGCATCTACGGCCGGCAGGAAGCCGAGCGCCGGCGCGCGAAGGACGAATGGGAAGACCGGGCGAACCGGGTCGCCATCACGCGCGCAGAGACGGCCCTAGGTGAATGGGAACTGACGGCCTCGCAGGAGGCGTTCGCGCTCAAGGGGCAGGCCGCGCTCGGGGTTCCCGAGCAGGTCATGTCCGGCTACCGCAAGCGCGCCGATGAGATTGCGAACGGCCTAAACCCAATCCAGAGGGAGCAGTTCGACCTCATCCGCGGGAAGCGTGCGCTGAACCTCCAGGGCAAACTGCACGAGCACGTCTACACCGAGATCAAGGCGTACGAGGCGAGCGAGTATCAGGCGTCCATCTCGAACGCGCTCAGTAGCGCCGCGCACTACGCGAAAGACCCTCGTCGCGCCGGGCTCGAGCTCGACCGTGCCGTGACCTCGACCACGGACTTGCTAAAGAGCCAGGGCGCAGGCTACGAAGCGATCGACGCGGCCGTGCTAAAGACGCTGACGATTGGACACTCGGCCATCATCGATCAGTTGCTAAAGAGCGACCAGCCAGCGAAGGCGAAGGCGTGGTTCGACAAGGTGAAGGATCACGAGATCAGCGGTGACGCGCTCGACAACATCGAGCAGAAGATCGAGCAGGGCTCACGGCTGAAAGAATCGCAGACGGCCACGGACAAGATTCTCGCGGAAGGCGGCACGTACTCGCAGCAACTCGAGAAGGCCAAGGACATCGAGGACGCGGAAGTCCGCAAACTGGTCGAGGGCATGATCGACCACGAACGCGGCCGGCGCGATGCGATCGAGCGCGACATACGCGAGACGAACCTTCAGACCGTCGTCAATGCGATCGACGCAAAGAGCGGTCCGCCGAGCATGGCGTCCCTGATGAAGATGCCGGAGTGGCACGGGCTCACAGTGGGCGAACGCTCCGGGATGCTCAACTACCTCCAGAACCGCGCGCAGGGCATCCCGGTAAAGACGGATGTCAAGGAGTGGTACCGGCTGATGCGGATGGCCGCCGACGAGCCGGAGAAGTTCGCGAAAGAATCGCTCCTCGCCTACAAATCCAGGTTGGACGAGGGCGACTTCAAGTCGCTGGCGAGTATGCAAGTCTCGATCAGCGGCAAGGCGTCGACCGCGGCGAACCGTGACCTCTTCACGTTCCGGACCGTCAATCAGATCATCGACAGTTCGCTCCGCACCTACGGCGTCAACGACGACGACAAGAAGGACAAAGAGGCGGTCAAGCACACCGCGGACCTGACGGCCAACGTCTCGAGGCTCACGGCACAGTGGGTGCAGGACTACCAGACCGGGCCGAATGGCGCGCAGCGCGACCGTCCGACAGACCTGGAGATTCAGGCGTTCGTGGACAAGCTCGTCGCGCCGTCGTTTGAGTACGTCGCGCGCACCGGTTGGTTTGGTGGCGAGACGAAGGCGCAGGGCCGACTCGGAGACCTGAAGATCGAGCACGTTCCCGCCGGAGCACGACAGGCCATCGTGGACGACCTCAAGGCGAAGGGGTTCCCGGGCACGGTCCCGGATGAGATCATCCTGCGCGCGTACGTCTTCCGCCGGGCGGCTGGTCGATGAGCTACCTCTACGACGAGGAGTTCGACCAGCAACTCGGCGCGCCGCCAGCAGCACCACAAAAGCGCGACCCGTACGACTCGTTTCTCGACTCCGTGGTCGGCACCAAGCGCGCCGAGACACAGGCCGCAGTCAAGCAGGCACCGCCGCAGGATCCAAAGAAGGCCGCGGAGATTCTGAAGTGGGCGGAACTGACGGGTCTCTCGCCGGAACTCCTCGAGCGCAACTACGACCGCGCGAAAGCTGACCTCACGTTCACGCCGGAACACGCCGGCGCGCTGATGACGGATGCGCCAGGTCTCGCGTCCTGGCTGACGCGGCAGGACCGCGTGAAGGTCGGCGCCGTCAGGCCGGAACTCCCGCAGATGATCAGCCTCGAGAAGTCCTTGCGCCAAGGCGCGGGTGCGCTCGGGGCTGGTGTCGCGGACATCGGCGCGAACTTCTGGGGCACGGTGCGCGGGCTCGCGGAAGGGCTGGACGTGCCGACGCGAGTGGACGAGATGATCCGCTCGGTCTTCAAGGGCACGCCATTCGCGGCGATGCCTCGCGGGGTTGGCTCCTTCGATCCGACACCGAGCACGCTGTCACAGGTCGCAGACTTCGCACGCGCCAGTCAGTACGAAGGACAAGGACTCGCGGACCAGATTCAAGGCGATGTCTCCAAGGTCGGGCCGCTCGGCCAGGCGGTGCTCGGCGGCATCCGCTCGGCCGGGCAAGTCCTGCCCACGCTCGCGCTCGGACCGGAGGCGGTGCTTGGCGCGATGGGCGTTGGCACCTTCGGGCAGGCGTACGGCGCCGGCCGCGATGAAGGCGTGGGCGTCTATCGTTCCCTCGCGTACGCCGGCGGGCAGACGGCGATCGAGATTGCGACCGAGAAACTGCCCGTCTCATGGATTTTCCGTGACCTGAAAGAAGGCACGCCGCTCATCAAGACGCTGCTGCACCAGATGGCGTCAGAGATTCCAGGCGAACAGGTCGCCACGCTCCTGCAAGACCTGAACGATTGGGCGACCCTGCCGTCGAACCAGACGAAGACCTTCCAGGACTACCTGAACGAACGGCCGAGCGCCGCGGTGGCGACTCTCATCAGCACCGTGACCACGGTCGGCCTGATGACCTCGAGCGCGCATATCGCCATGAAGACGCTGGAGCAGGGCGGTAAAGACCTCGAGAAGTCCGAGACCGTCAAGAACCTGCCCGAAGTCGCCGTCGAGGTACTGCGCGAGGCGACGAAGGGCACGCCGCTCGAGGATGTCCACGTTGACCTGAAGACGTTCACGGAGTTCTTCCAGTCGAAGGGCATTGACCCGGCCACGATGGCGGCGCAGATCACGGGCGATGCCACGGCCTACGCGGACGCCATCCAGACCGGCGAGGCGCTGAAGCTGCCGACCGCCGGCGTGCTCGTGCACATCGCGTCGAAGCCGGAGTTCTCGGAGTTCCTGAAGGATGTTCGCCGTGCGCCGGAGGCGATGACCTCGAGGGAAGAAGAGTCGCTGGCGAAGGAGCTCGCGTCGGTCGAGACCGCGCCAGAGGCCGACGCGACGGCACCGGTCGCCCGTCCAATCTTCGACCACGCGCAGGCGCAGTTCGTCGAAGGCGGCAAGGTCACGCCACAGGTCGCGCAGCACTACGCGGCGCTGATGGAAGCGGCGTTCACGCAACTCGCGGCCCCGCTCGGCATGAACCCGGCGGCGCTGTATCAGCGGTACGGGTTGACCGTCACCAGGGAAGTCGCGGGACGGCTCGGCCAGGCCCGCGCGCACGGACTGCTCCCGGCCGAGGGTGTGACCTCCCCTGTCACGGCCACGCCGCCGGCCGACCAGGAGTCACGGCTCCAGCGCCTCGCGGCCATCGCCAAGAACGCCCTCCGAGGCGCACGCCGGCTGGTGGGATTGCAGAATCCGGCCGCTGGTGCGACCATATCCGCTGATGGTTCCGAAGGCGCTCCCGGTGCTGGAACAGGGTCGGACGTACGCGGTGATCGTCCGCAATCTGTCGCGGCTCCTGGACGCGGGGCTGACGCTGAAGGAAGCGGCACCGATCCTCAAGTCGAAGTCCGGCCTGACGAGGCTCTACCCGCTGCCTTCCTTGACGACTTCACCGGGATCCTCGCCGGCGCTCGCGCCCTAGGCTACACCGGCACCGACGCGGCGCTCGCCGCGCAATATGCTGACGCGATCGACTACGCGCGTGGGGTCATTCGTGATTCCGCGGCTGACGACGGCACGACGGCGCGCGACCTCCTCAAAGAGATTTCCTCGCTCGGCGGATTCGGTCTCAGCGAAGAAGGCGAGACCGGCTATCGCGGCGAGCTCACGCACCTCCTCGAGAACATCACCAAAGACACGTCGCGCCGGTCGGTGATTCGCCGCGGCAAGCGCGCGGGCCAACTGATGCCGCGCGCGGTGCAGCAGTCCGGTGGCCTGCCTGGCATTCCGCACCTGGTCGTCCGCAACGGCGGCATGACCGCCGACGACATCCTGACGCACATCAACGCGGAAGGCTCGCCGTGGGCGGGCCAGTTCGATTCCCTCTCGGACTTCATGGAGGCGGTGGGTCAGGCGATTGCGACCGAGACCGGAATGCGAGACGAACCGCAGTCGCGCGGGCTCACAGTGCGCGGCACGCTGTCGGACCTGATGGACGTGAAGCCGGACAGCGCGTGGTGGCGCGACACCGCGCAGGACGACGTGGAAGACGGCGACGAGGATCCTGCGGCCCGCGACGATATGAACGCGACCGTGGCCGGTGCGACGTTGCGGCGTACCGGCAACATGATGTGGAAGTACCTGGACGGGCAGAAAGAGGCGCCGGACAACGGCGCCGAGCGCGCCCAGATCCGGGAGGTCTTCCAGGGGATCCTCGAGCGGCTGCAGGCGGGTGGCTATCCGGACCTGACGATGTCCGATTTGCAGGCGTTGCTCTGGTATCCAGAGCGCCGGCTGTATGACATGGGAACATCTGTCAAGGACGTTGCGTCAGGGTATACTGATGACGAGGCACCTGACTATGCCAACGCCGCAGTCGCCCTCGCAGAAGCCGCAGGAATCGACCCAGGATCCATCCAATCAGCGCGAGCCCGAGTTACTGCCAGAATCAGCGCAGCAGGAGCAGGAAGAAGTGCTTCTGGATCGGCAACTGGAACGTCAGGCCAAGGCCAGCAAGACGCCGTAGCTCCGGCCGACTCCTACCAGCAAGTCTTCCGCCAGACGGCCCGCGCGTCTCTGCGCCTCTCGGACGATCAGATCACGCGGACGATGGTGCTGTTTCAGGACGCGGACCTGTCGAGCGTCCTGCACGAATCGGCGCATCTGTTTCTCGACGTGTTCGCGGACATCGCGAATGAACTGATCCAAGTCGAGAACCAGACGCCGGAGCAGACGCGACAACTCTCGGACTTTCTTGAGCTCATCCGCTGGACCGGCTTCGAAGGTTCACTCGCGGAGTGGCGCGCCCTCGACACGAACGGCAAGCGGCCGTTCCACGAGAAGTTCGCGGAGGCGTTCGAATCGTATCTGCGCGACGGCAAAGCACCGAGCCCTGAACTCCGCGGCGCGTTCGCGCGGTTCCGGTCGTGGCTCCTCGCGCTCGCGAAACATCTCCGCACGACGGTGCAGTTCTCGCCGGACGTGCGGAAGGTGGTCGACCGAATGCTCGCGACGGATGCGGCTATTGAGCAGGCGGCGAATGAAGCGAACCTCGCGCCGATGTTCCTGACGCCGGAAGCGGCCGGCATGACACCGGATCGGTTCGCGCTCTACCGCGAGGCGATTGTCCGGGCGTCCGACAAAGCCCGCGAGACGCTGGAAACGCGACTCCTCGAGGACGTGCGCCGGGAGCAGACGGCCGAGTACCGCGCGCGGAAGACGGAGATTCGCGGCCAGGTCGCGGCCGAGGTCTACGCCGAGCCGGTCTATCAGGCGATCAGCGCGATGCGGAAAGGCACGACGCCGGACGGCCGGTCGCTCATCGAGGGCGAAGACGCCGTGCCGATGAAGCTCGACCGGTCCAGGCTCATCGAAGTCTACGGGCCGGACCGCGTGGCGCAACTGCCGAAAGGCATCGCGACGAATGACGGCGGTTTGCTGGCAACCGAGATCGCGGACCTCTTTGGCTACGACTCCGGCGATGCGCTCCTGACGGCGCTCGCGCAGGCCGAGCCGATGCGACAGAAGATCGACCGGCAGACCGAAGCGCGGATGCTGGCCGAGCACGGCTCCATGCTCCTCGACGGCACGCTCCACGAGCAGGCCAGAGCGGCGATCGTGAACGACGAGGCCGAGCAAGTGGTCCGCGAAGAACTGCGCGCCCTGCACCGGCTGCAGAAGGCGACGAAGCCCTTCGTCGCGGCCGAGGCCGCGGCACAGCAGAAAGAACGCGACTACGAGCGCCGCTGGTTCGACGCCGAGGCCAAACTGCGCGAGGCCATGATCAAGGGCAAGGCGCAAGCGGAGATCGACGCGATTCGGCAGGAAGTCTCCGAGCTCAAGCGGAAGGCGCGTGGTGGCGCGGAAACGATTCGCGGCGCCGAGCCGTCCGTGGGATTCTTCGACGCGCTCGCGGATACCAGACTGGCGCGGACCCGCGTCAACGAACTGGCCCCGCAGAAGTTCTGGGTCGCGGCCCGGCAGGCGTCGAAGGACGCGACCGAAGCGGCGGCGCGGCAGGAACTCGATCGCGCGGTCGCGGCCAAGCAGCGGGAACTCCTGAACCTAGCGCTGTTCCGGAAGTCGATGGAACTGCAGGACGAAGTCCGCACGCGGGCGAAGTTCGCGCGCGACCTGGCGAAGACGAAGAAGCAGGCGCAGCTTGGCCTCGCCGGCGAGGTGTTCCAGGACGGCGTGAACCAAGTCCTGGCGCGGTTCTCGTTCGCCTACATGACGAAGCAGCAACTGGCGTCCCGGATGGCGTACCTCGAGGTCTTCGCGGACCGGGATCTGCCCACGGCGCTCCAGACGCCGCCCACGCCCTACCAGTCCCTGATGACCGAAGAGTTCATGGGCATCACGGACGGGCTGAGACAGATCGTCCACCTCGCGAGTCAGGAAAACCAATTCATCGCGGCGAGCAACAAAGGCACGCTCACCGACAAAGCCGCCGAAGGCGCGGCGTCGATTCTCAAGCACACCAAGAGCGGCCCGCCGCAAATCGAGAACACGCGCGACGACGAGAAGAAACGATTCTGGGGCGGCTTCCTCGCGCGGCACACGAAGATCAGCGAGTTCGCGCACGAGCTCGACGGGTTCGTGACCGGCGGATGGGTGTGGGAGCATGTCGTCCGTCCGTTCAACGAGCGGCAGTCGTGGGAAGACCATCGCAAGGCGAAGGAAGCCACGGCCTACCTCGACCTTCTCAAGCGGTTCTACACGCTCAGTGAGATCGCGCGGTTCAACGAGAAGACGGAAGTCCGCGGCGTGGGGAGTCTGACGAAGGAAGCGCGGATCGTCATCGCGCGGAATTGGGGCAACCAGGACGGCCGCGATCGGCTCCTCAATGACCCGGTGCTGAAGGCGCACGGCTGGACGCCGGCGCACTTTCAGGCGGTGCTCGACTCGCTCGACGGCCGCGACTGGCAGGCGGTGCAGGCGACGTGGGACTTCCTTGATTCGTTCTGGCCGGAGATTGAGGCGAAGCAGTTCCGGGTCACGGGCCTGAAGCCGAAGAAGGTGCAGGCGGTCTCGGTGGACACGCGCTTCGGCATCTTCAAGGGCGGCTACTACCCGCTCGCGTACGACAGTAGCAAGGCGCCATCGGACCAGCAGAAGAAGCTGGCGGAAGAAGCCACGCTGCGCGCGAAGGGCGGCTACGTCTCCACGACGACCGGCCGCGGCCACACCAAGGCGCGCATGGCGCATGTGCAGCTCCCGGTGCTGCTCGAGGACGTGGTCGGCCGGCACGTTGACCAGGTTGTTCACGACCTCGCGTTCCATGAAACGCTGATCGATGTCAACCGGCTCATCGGACACAAAGACATCCAGCAGGCCATCCTCGCGACGAAGGGCGACAAGGCGTACCGGCAGTTCACGCTGACGATCGAGGACATCGCGGTCGGCTACATGAACGTCGAGGGCGAGGAGCACCGGATCGCGTCGTTTATGAAGACCGGCGCGCAGATTGCCGGCATGGGCTACAACGCCTGGACGGCCGCGCAACAGATCACCGGCAACTCCAACACGATCGCGCTGTTCGGCGCCGGGAACTACACGCGCGGCCTGAAGAGTATGCTCGCGCATCCGGACGGGTTCGTGAAGCGGATGCAGTGGGCGGTCGAGAGCTCACCGCTCCTGAAGACGCGCGCGACGAACATCAACCAGGACACCGCGGACCTCCACCGCACGCTCCGGAAGCACGGCTCGTGGTTCGAAAAGATGCTCCTGTCTGCGACCGGCGACCGGCTGACGCAGGACATGATCGCGAACTCGTTCTTCTGGCATATCGGCATGGCGCAGTTGTCGGCCGATTTTCCCGCGTGGTTCACCGGCTACGAGATGGCGATGGCGGATCCGGCGAATCGCGGCGACGAACAGCGCGCGTTCGCCATCGCAGACCAGGCCGTGAAGGACGCGCAGGGCACCGGCTCCATTCACGACCTCGCGGCCGTGCAGCGCGGCGGGCCGGTCATGCGGCTGTTCCTCGTGTTCTACAGCTACGGGAACCTCCTCTTCAACCAGACGCGGCGCATCACCGGCCGCACGGACCCGCGCAGCGCGACTCAGATTGCGAAGATGCTCCGCGACCTGTCGCTGGTCTACATCATCCCGTCGCTCTACACGACGGCGCTCGCGGTCGCCATCGGGAAACTCAAGCCGGACGATTGGGAGGAGTTCTTCCTCGAGGTCGCGAAGAACAGCGTCTCGACGGCGATGAACACGATGGCGTGGGTGCGCGAAGGCGGCGCGGCCATCTCGGCGGGACTGTTTGGCGACGTGGGCGACGTGCGCGGCTACGAAGGCCCGGCCGGCACGCGGATGTTCTCGCTCCTCACGCGCGCGATCGTGCAGGTCAAGCAGGGCGAAATGGACGAGGCGGCGATCAAGGCGGTCGCGAACTTCGTCGGCACGATCCTGCATGTCCCGGCGGTCCAGATTGAACGCTCGGCGCGCGGTGTCGCGGCGATGCTCGAGGAGCAGTCGGCCAATCCGACCCCGCTGATTTTCGGACCGCCGAAGAAGGAGAACTGATGGCCGGGCGCAATCGCATTGTCGGCGGGCGACGGTTCGCGACGTTGGGGCACGCGCGGCGCGGGAAGGCCGCGTTCGTGAACCTCGCGCCGGCGGATGGCGCGGACGGTGTCGATGGTGATGATGGGTCGAACGGGTCTGACGGTGCGCCTGGCGCGGACGGCGCGGACGGGACACAGGTCATCGTCGCCGTCGCCGCGGGATTCGATCCGGACGACTACCCGGCTGGCACCGTGGCGTTCTTTGTGGACGACCTCGCAGAGCCGACCGCGGTGCAGTTCGGCGGCAAGAAGGGCGACGGAGACGGCGGCGGATTCCCTGAACCGTTGCCACTCGAATCAGCCTGAAAGTTGACGCGATTTGTAACACATCGCACGGTAAACGTGCCGGAGGACAGAGAGTTATGACACGACGATTCATTCTGATCATCGCGCTTCTCGCAGGACTCGCCCTGCCGGCCGCAGCAAGCGCGCCGATGGTGGGCACGGTGACGTTCACCTGCCCCGGCACCTCCAAACAGGGCGGCGTCTGGAAATGTACGTGGGCGTGGACATCGGACGCCAGCGGCAACGTCTCCGGGAACACGAAGCAGTTGCCGTACGGCTACGTGATTCGCGTCGAGACGGACCCGGGCTCGACGGCCCCCACGGATAACTACGACGTGACGCTCCTCGACACGGGCGGCATTGACATCATTCAAGGGGTCGGGGCTGACCGCGATACGGCCAACACCGAGACGACGAACTTCTCTTCCCCGCTCTGGCATGACGGATCACGGGTGGTCGACCTGACGATCGCGAACGCGGGCAACGCCAAGGTCGGCGTGCTGACGCTGTGGATTCGCCAGTGAAGGCGCGCATCCTCGGCCTCGTTCTTCTCCTGCTCAGTCTCGCGGCGCCGGTCGCCGCGCAGAACACGGCCACGTTCCCGCCTGGCCTTCCGCTCGGCTGCACGGACGGTCAGGGCATCCTCTACAACCTTGCGTCTCGCGCGTGGGAATGCGGCGCGGTTGGCGGGTCTGGCGCGGTCGGCACGGACACGATCTGGGACGCGGCTGGCGATCTGGTGTACGGCACTGGCGCGAACACCGCCGGTAAACTGGTCAAAGGCACAGCGGCCCAAGTTCTCCGAATGAACGCCGGCGCGACGGCCCCTGAGTGGTGGAGTGTCGCGATCACATCCGCGCTGATTACTGACGCCGAGATCATCAACGCGGACATCAGCGGGTCGGCGGCGATTTCATTTTCGAAGCTGAACATCGCGCTCGCGGATGTGCTCGGGCTCTATACCGGCACTCCGACCGGATCGAAGTACCTCCGGGATGATGGGTCATGGCAGGCCATCGCTGGCGGTGGTGATGCGCTCGTGTCCAGCACACTCGCGCAGTTCGCGCCGACGACCTCCGCGCAACTGAAAGTCGTCCTGAGTGACGAGCTCGGGAACGCGAGCGGCAAGGCGCTGTTCGCTCTCGGGCAGATCGACATCGCGTCCGGTAAGACGGCGACGGTCTCCAACACACTGACGTTCACCGGCACTGATAGCTCGACCGTGGCGTTCGGCGCCGGCGGCACGGTGCTGTACTCCGGCGGGTCGATCGGCACGCCGTCCGGTGGCAGCGCGGCGAACCTGACCAGTATCCCGGTGGCGAACGCGACGGGCGATCTGGCCTTCGCGAACCTGACGCAATGCGCGACGGACACGATTCTCGCGAACACGTCCGCCGGTACCGGTGACGTGTCCTGTGTCGCCTACGCGACTCTGTTGAGTGATGCCGGGGTCGCGTCCTTCACGGACCCAGGCGCGGACTGCGTGCTCGAGTGGGACGACTCTGGCGGCATCATCGAATGCGCGGAAGCCTCGACGGCCCTGACGCTGGTGAACCTTGTCGCTGGCGCGGTCGATTGGGGCGCGGCGACGAGTTTTGAAGTCCCGAATGCGGCGGCGCCTACGGTCGACGCCTTTGGTGAGATTGCTGGCGATAACAACCTCTGGGCGGCGAGTCGCGGCACGGCCATCTTCTTCGACGGCACGGCAGCGACGGCGTTCGTCAACGTGCTGGTGTCGGACACACCGTCGAATGGACAAGTCCCGAAGTGGAACACGGGCGGGACGATTACCTGGGAGAACGACTCCACCGGCTCGGCGCTCGGCTCAAGTCTCACGAGTTCCACGAACGACATCCTCGCGTCGACCGGCAACGACATCGTGCTCGGCAAGAGCGCAGGCGAGGCGGTGACGTTCAGCTTCGGCACGTCGAACACGATGGCGCTGTCGTCCACGACCGGCGTCGTGACCTTCGACCACGGCGGTATGGCGATCACGAACGGGACCATTTCGCTGCCGTTCCACTACGTCTTCCAACTGGCGGGCTGTCAGAACACGACGGCCACGGTCGGGATGAACACACCGACGACACTCGGCGCGGCCGGTGCGTGCGAATCGGTTGCCGCGGCCAGCGGTGACGTGGCGTACGGCGCGGCGGTCTTCGTGACCGGTGGTGCGAACACGGAAGTCCACGGACATTTCCCGCTGCCGTCCGATTGGACCGGCGCGATCGATGTCCAGGTGAAGTGGCGTGCGGTCTCGACCACAACGAACGATGTCGTCTATCAGATCAAGTTCGGCTGTGTCGCGACGGGCGAAGCCTCGACGGCGGTCAGCTTGAACAACACGGCATTCTCGGCGGTGACGAATCTCGGCACGACGCTCCAGTGGAACGTCGCGACGAAGACCGGGATCACCACGACCGGATGCGCGGCCGGAGAGCAGGCGGTCTGGGTGCTTGACCGTGACACCGACACATCTGGCGACACGCTCGACGCCGACGTGCAGGTCATGCAGGTCGATTTCACCTATCGGCGCAACGTCACGATCGGGGGCTAACCTGTGCGGTTGCTGATCGGCACGATCCTCGCGGCCACGCTCGCGCTCGCACCGGCCTCTGCGCCGTTTGCGGTCAGCTATAACTCATCGGCCGACCACGGGACCAACACCAGCACGTCATGGACGAAGTCGTACACGGCGCCGACGCTGACGGACGGGATGCTGGTCATCTGCATCGTGGGCGACGTGATCGGCGGAAACGACGACATTACCGGCGTGACCTACAACGGCGTGGCCGCGACGTTGATCAGGAAGAACACGGCCGGGTCGGCCAACAACCGGTTCCTGTACATGTACGCGATCGCCGGCCCGACCAGCGGAGCACATAACTGGGTCATCACGAACACGAACAGTCACTTCCGATCCGCGACGATCGGCGCGTACGAGGGGATGTCCTCGACGTTCCCGCCGGATTCGTCGGCCGCGAACCAGAACACGACCAATACCACACTGACCTCATCGACCACGGTGGTCTCGGCGAGCTCATGGCTGGTGATGTGTGGGTCGCAGAGTTACACGGGCTCCGGGTTGACCGCAGGCACCGGGACTACCAAGCGCGTACAGGAAGCCGGGTTCCTGACGAACGCCCTCTTCGACAGTAACGGCACAGTGAGCACCGGGAGCCAGAGTTTGCAATACACCACGGGAGCCGCGACCGACAACGTCGCAATCGTGGCGTCATTCGCGCCGGCCGGTGGTGCTCCTGTGTCGCCACTGTCGGCCATGATCAACGCGATGATTCGCGGAGGAGTCGATCGATGAATCGGATTGTGATCGCGCTGATGGTCGCCACTGCGCTGCATCTTGAGCAGCAATGGCTCCCGGTGCGCGTGACGCTCGGCGGCGGGACGAACACGCTGCTAACTTCATCGTCGTTCGTTGACCTCGGCGGGTTCAAGACGCCAGCCCTCTCTGACTTGGCGTACTCCGCGATGCGCGGGATGGGCTTCGACGCGGCGGGGAACGGCGCTGCGGGGTCGATCTACACGAACGCCTTTGGCAACGCGCAGATCGCGGAGATTTCGCTGGCGACTCCGTCGCTGTCCACGAACCAAGGCACATGGAACACCGCGACACGACTCCAGAACACCGTCAACATTCAGGCGAGCTTCTGCAACGACGTTGAGCAGATCAATGACGACACCAGGCTCGGTGGCGTCTTCGTGGTCGGGTCGCAACTAATGCTGACGTGCTACGTGGAATACTCAGGGGCGCTGATCGCGGACGGGTCGCACTTCCTGACCTCGAGCAAGACGATCGCCTCGATGACGAAGTCGGCCGGACCCGCCAACGCGGTTTCGACCCGCTACAGCACGAACCTGTCGCCAGGATTCGCGGCCGGACCGATCGTGGAAATACCGGCGCAGTGGCGGGCGTCGTTCGGCGGGCATACGCACGCCTCTGGACTCTGGAGCGCCCCGATCACGAGTCGCACGAGCCAAGGGCCGTCGATGCGTGTGTTTACCGCCTCTGACCTTGTCGGGAAGACGACAGGCCAAGGCATCACAGGCGTGGACGTGGTGGGGTACCCGCTCGGACATCCGACGCTCGGCGGTCTATATAGCGGCCAGTGCAGTTCCCTCTACAAAGGCACGAACGACATCGACGGGTGGTCGTGCGCCTCGTCGCGCGGCGGGATTATCTGGCCGACCTACGGCCGCACGGTGGTCTTCGTCAGCCGGCACGGCGACCTCGACCAGTACTGCTACGGGCTCGGCGTGACGAGCGGCGATCGTGACGGTCCGATCCCTGGCGTCGACACGTTCTGGGGTCAGGTCAGCGGGGCATCGACCTCGCTCGGTGGGACGCGGGTCACGGTCCCGAATCTGAACGTCTCTAGCATCACGACGGATGGCCGCTCGGCGGTCTATCTGAGCGGCGAGACGGTCCCTGCGAACAAGGCGTACATCAGCGCCGAGACCGGGAACCAGGACAACGGACAACGCTACGACGGTGCGGCCCCCATCATCGGCAAGGGGAACAGCGGCACGCCATCCGCGTACGTAGACGTGTCCGCGTCGAACCCGTTCAACGACGGGCTCACTGGCAAGACCGCAAACGTCGGCGAGCTCACTTGTTGGGATCCTGCCGAGACCTCGAAGGGCCAGCACGCGCCGGCGTTGACGACGCCCAACTACCCGCTGCGGTTCTACCTCTACGACATCAACGACCTGATCTCCGTGTACGAAGGCACGCTGGAGAAGTGGGAAGTCTACCCGTATGAAATGTTCACGATTGATTTCACTGGCATCACGCGGAACGTCAGCGCGACGTACGGGCTCCCCGGCGCGGCGTTGAACCCGACGACCGTCAATACGGTCTACCTCGGCCTGAACATGACCGAGACGGCGAACCCTGAACGGGCGACGGTTCGCACGCTGCAGATCACCAATCCGGACGCGCCGAAACCAGAACCGTTGCTGCCGATTGCGGCCGGGCTCGCGGTCTGGTCTGTCGGTGGGCTCCTGCGTCGGCGCCGCGTGTAACACATGCTAGGGTCGCTCCCGATGAGAACGATCCTTCACACGATTACTGCACTCGCGCTGACCTCCTCGATCGCCGTGTTCGCCTTGCCGTCGAACGGGCCGCAGGAGAAGCCGCCCGTCGCGTCGAAGCCTGCACTCCCGGCGATTGCTGAAGTCGATCGCCTGAAGCTCGAGAACGCGATGCTGCGCGCGCGCGCCGCGGACCAGCAGTACCGGGCTGTCCTCGCGACCAGTGAATCGCAGATCCGGGCGGTGGTGGACGCCTTCGAAGTCGCCCATCCGGGTTTCACGATCGACACGGCGAAGCTGGTCGCCGTCGCGAAGCCTCCGGCGAAATGACACGCGAGCAGATCAAGGCGGCGCTGACCGATCGGGACGCGCTGATCTGCACGCTCCTCGGTGAAGCGGCCAGTGAGCCGATCGAGGGTCAGGTCGCGGTCGCGTCCGTCATCCGCCGGCGCGCGCTCAATCCTCGCTGGTGGGGCTCTGGCTACAAAGGCGTGTGTCTCAAGCCCTCGCAGTTCTCGTGCTGGTGGGAGCAGAACGGGAACACGGAGGCGGTCTACGCCTTGGCCGAGCATCTGGTCAAACGGTTGCCGCTCGGCGGCGGCGTGCTCCCGCAACTGCAGTGGATTGCGGAAGGCATCATCGGAGAGCAGATTCGCGATCGAGCCAAAGGCAGTGACCATTATTTGACCGTCGCGCTGTACGGCTCAATGAAGGCGCCGGAGTGGGCGCGGCAGGCCACGCCCGTGGTCAAGGTCGGCAGTCATCAGTTCTTCCGATTGGAGTTGTGATGAAAACTGTTCAGCAGACGAAGACGTTTTGGGCGAACGTACTGATGGCACTGATCGCGCTTCTCTCGGCGCCGGACGTGCTCGCGCTCATTCCGCCTGACGGCATGAAGTACGTCCCGGGATTCATGGCGGCGGTCAACATCCTCCTGCGGCGCATCACGAGCGAGCCTGTCACCTTCCTGAAGCAAGACGAATCGAAGATCGACCCCACGCAATATCTGAGTTAGGAGTTCCCATGAGTCTGTTGAAACGCATCGGCGTCATCTCAGCCAACATCGCCGGCATCATCGCGGGCGTCGGGCCGCTGATTCTCCCGGGCCGTCAGGGCGTCATTGATCAGGTGCTCAACGTCTTCGAAGAGTTCGCCACGGCCGTCGCGACTGTTGAGCAGATCGGCGCCGCGGTCGGGATGCCGGGGCCGGACAAGTTCAAGGCGGTGCTGCCGCTGTTCGGCCAGATTCTCGGGCGCTCTGTGCTCGTGCGGACGCACGGCATTAAGGATCAGGCGCTCTACGAGAAGGCAATCGCCGGTTACGGCCAGGCCACGGTTGACCTCTTGAACTCGCTCGATTCGAAGAAGGTCAAGACGGAAGAGCTCGCGGCCTGAGTCCCATTCTGTCGTCCCACGCTGTAACTCGCTGACAATAGGCACGTTACAGATATACCTGCGGCCTTCTAAGCCGAGGGTCGCAGGTTCGAGACCTGCCAGGCGCGCCAATGTTTACGGGCTTGTTTTGACGTTTCGGCCTTTTTTCTGACGCGATCGGGACGACGGCCTGGACTTCTTCGGTGCCGAAAAGTCCAGCAAAGTCCCACTAGGCTCCGCGTCGGTAGTCCCAATCGGTAGTCCCACGGTCTCCATGTAGGCGTCCAGCTTCGTGAAGGCGTCCCGGACGCGCGGGTCCACGCTCGACTGCGTGTACCTCGCGGTCGTCTCGATGTTGCCGTGCTGCAGGGCGAACTGCGCCGCCCGGTCGTCCTTGGACGCCTCACCAAGCGCGGCCGCAAAGGTATGCCGGAGGTCGTGCACACGCACGGGCGGGAACCCTGCGCGCTCGGCGGCCGTGTTGAAGGATTTCCAGACCGAGGATCCGGAGAACGGCCCGTAGAGGTTGTGCCGGTCGAAGTCCCTGAACGCCTCGATCGCCGGCCTGGTCAACGGCGTCAGGACCGGGTCTGCCCCGCTCCCCTTGAACCGCTCGGTCAGCCAGAGCGTGCCGGCCTCGAGGTTCAGGTGTTCGGGCTCAACGCGCATCAGTTGCCCCTCGCAGATTTGGCTGTAGCCCATGCACCGCAGACGAATCTTCGTCTTCGAGACCTCCGGGCGGGTGTCGCCTTTCTTCTCGGCCCGGCCGCGGTCCTCCATCGCCGCCAGGATGGCGACGAACGTCTGGTACGGGATGGCGCGGCCCTGCGGGTCGCCCTTGGGCTCGTCCAGTTCTTCGACCTCGCGCACGGGGTTGCTGCTGCCATTCGGGTCCAGGCGCCGCCAGACGTTCGACAGCGCCCGGAGCATGTTGTTCGCGGTGCTGACGGCGTACGGGCGCGGGTCGGTGGCGCTCCGCGGCTCGGTCGTCAGCCGCAGGTACACATCCTCAATGTCGTTCTTGTCGATGTCGGTGCGCTGGCGTGTCGCGCCGAGCTTCTCGACCCAGAAGGCGAGATGCCGTTCGCGCTCGTGGAACGTCGGCATCGCCTTGACCTTCTCGAGCTTCATGTAGCGGGCCACGTCGAAGCCGAGCGCGCCCTTGGTCGCCCTGGCCTCGCGGGTGACGTGGAGTTCGGCGGCGGTCTTCCGGCGCCACGCCTGCATCACGCGCGGGTCGGTGCCTTTCGGAAAGTGTTTCCGGATCGCTGGACGGCCGCGGCCCTGCGTGACTTTCGCGCGATGGCCGCGGCCGTGGTCTTCGATCCCGATCAAGAGTGGCGATCGTCGCGGCACTGCGCCTTACGATTCCTTCACGTTGAGTGGCAGTAGGTGGGGCGCTCGGACAGACCGATGGCGCGGGTAGCGGCGGGCGTTTCTAAGCAGGCTTTCGATCATGCGTGCGACGTAGCGACTGTGTGCGGGGTTGAGTCGGTCGAGCTCGATCAGTTGCCGGGCGGTCTGGGATGCTGTCCATGATTCCGCGGATGCTTTCATGGACGTGGAACAACTGTGCGCGCACGTCGAACAACCTTTGACGATCCGTAGTGCTGTCGGCATTCGTGGAACCTTCCTCGTCTGTGTGGTCGTGCATCGTAGACGAAGATCCTTGCGCGGTGTATTGCCCTATTGGGTCAGACCCGGCCTGATCACTTTTGTTAGTCGGTACGAAGAACTCTGCCACGTCGACACTCAACTCGCGGGCCACGGCCTCGACGGCGTCCAGGGACGGCGTGTCGCCGCGTTTGGTGACACCGGTCGCCCATTGGGGCGAGAGTCCTGCCTTGGTTGCGACATCGGACTTGCTGCGGCCTGCCTCTTTCAGCAGGCGGCGGAAGTTCGTGCGCCATCGCGTCGTGGCCGATTCGGCCATAGGTAAGTCGCACATTGTACGGGCAAAGCCTTTCCTGGAAAGCACTTACGGCCACGCCGTAATAAACTACAGCAGCGTCGTATTTTTTCCTTGACCCCATTACGGTCGTGCTGTAGTGTTACGGCCATGCTGAAACACAGTGAGGCCACGCGCCGGGCGGTTCGTCAGGCGCTCGCCGGGAAAGGCAAGACGCAGCGTTGGCTCGCGAAGGAAGTCGGTATTACTGAGTCGGCCCTCTCGAACATCCTGCGCGGCCGGAACCTGCCGTCGCTCGAGACCGCCGTTGAGATTGCGCGCATCACGCGCGTCCCGGTGCAGAGCTTCGTGAACGCGGCAGGGCGGTAGTCAGTGCAAACCCTTGTTGGTGTTGTCGCGCCGCACGGCCTCGTGCACGGCGTCGATCGCATCGCGCAGCGAGACGCCCGCACGCCGGAGTCGTCTCGCCAGGCGCGCGACCTGGGCGGCTTTGGTTTCCACAGCGACCGACAGGCGCGTCCAGTCTTCTTCGGTCACTTCAGCGCGCGGCCAATCACGGAAGGGTAGCGGGTGCTTCATGCGTAGCAGCATCGCAACGTCGGCGCGGGCAAGGCAGTCCAATTCGGTTGGTCACGGTTTCCCTCCCGTTGCCCTCGATTGCCCTCCGCAGGCAACGGAGGCCAACGCGGTCCTCCCGGACGCCACGCTGGCGCTCCTCGATGAAGTCTTCATGCGGTTGACGTGGAAGCACGAGTACGTCGCGAAGCTGATGCAGATCAGCCCGTCCACGCTGTCGCGCGCACTGAACGAGAGTGACCGGAAGACGTTCGACGTGCGCTGGCTGACGAACCTGCCGGCCGAGTTCTGGGTCGCGCTCAACGCCCTCGTTGCCCTCAAGTTCAACATCTCGCACGCCAGTCGTCAGGAGCTCATCCTCGAATCCATCGACGGGCATCTCGACAGTCTGAAAACGCTTGTCTCTCAGGTGGTGGTCTCGAAATGAATGAACAACTGCTTACACCAGGCGAAGCGCGGCTCCGGCTCGGGCTCTCGCGATCGACGTTTCACCGGCTCCAGCAGCGCGGCAAGTTCAAGCCGTGCCTCGCGAAGATGCCGCTCGGGCGCCGGAAGTACATCCCGGCGCTGATCGCGAAGCTCGGCAAGGGCGAATCGATCCACGAGGTCCGGCGGGCCTCACGGTGATCGGGAAGACGCCGAAGAACCGGCGGAAGGCGCGTCCCGCGTGGCAGTTCTGGACGCACGGACTGCGGCGCACGTATCGGCGCGGATGCCGATGCGAACCGTGTCGCGAGGCGAACACGGCCTACACGCAGCGGTATCGCGCCGACCGCCGGGAAGAGATGGCGATTCGATGAACCCGGTCGATGCCGCGCTCGGTGTCGTGATGAGTGTGGTGGTCGTCGGCGTGGTCGTTCATGCGTGGGTCACGACGACGGACCGCCGGCGGTAGAAAACGAAAGGGCCACGGTCAGGTGGCCCTCAGAAACAAGGAGTAAAACGTGTCAGCAGAACTTATCACGATTCTCGTGTGTAGCGTAGTGAGCGGTGCCATCGGGTTCCTTGCGGGCACGCGGTGGGAGCGCATGAAGTCGGACTTCGCCATTGAGGCCGCGGCGACCGAGGCGGCGCTCGCGCGACACGAAGCGACCAATCTGGCGATTCAGAATCAGCAACTGCGCGACCAGTTGAAAGGCGGGCGGTAATGGCGAACGCCAGCCTCTCGGTCAACCCCGCGCTGTCAGAACTCCAGACGCACGTCCTGACGGCCTTCGGTTACCTCTACGGCGCCGCACAGCGAGGCGTCACGTCCGACCTGTTCGACGCCTACGGGCGTCTCCTCAAGGCCACGGGTCGCACGATCGACCAGGACGCCCCGCCGCGCATGATGCGGAACCACGAAAAACTCCTGCCCTTCGGTCTCGTGCGGGACGCCGGCACGCGGCTCCTGATGGTCGAGGAAGTGGTCGGGCCGCTGATGCGCTACCTCGCCTACGAATCGCACTGGTGGCTGGCCGACGTGACCATGAAGGGATGGGCGCTCGCGGAAGCCGAGTTCCATCAGAAGTGCCACGACGAGGCGCTGATCGACGCGGCCAAGTACGACGCGGACGGCGAAGAGGGCGAAGCGGAACTCTGCCGGCGCGGCGCGGACATTTCACTGGAGCAGTCGCGGAAGTTCGCGGCGCTCGCGCTCGGAGAAGGGTGGGTCAAGTAATGCGCGACATCATCCTGATCGACCTCTCCTCGATCGCGCATCCGATTTGGCATATGTCCGGCGCCGAGCCTGACCCGAATGCGGCGTCCCAGAAGATCGTCGCGCGGGTGCGGTCGATTGCCACGGACCAGCCGCACGTCGCCGTCTGCTGCGACAAGGGCAAGTCCTTCCGGCACGACATCACGCCGACCTACAAGGCGAACCGTCCGGAGTCGGACGCCACGCTGCGCCATCAGATTCAACTGGCCGTCGAGATTCTTCAGGCTGACGGGTTTCCGGTCTGGGCGGTTCCGGGGTTCGAAGCGGACGACCTGATCGCGTCGGCGACGGTGCAGGCGCTCAACGACGAAGAGACCACGGTCGCCATCTTCTCGGCCGACAAGGATCTGCTGCAACTGGTGGGCGAGCGCGTGCGCCAGGTGTCCACGATCAACGGCGTCGTCTACGACGCGGCTGGCGTGCGCGAGAAGTTCGGCGTGTCGCCGTCCGAGATGCGCGATTACCTGACGCTGGTTGGCGATGCCGCGGACAACGTGCGCGGCGCGAAGGGCATCGGGGCGAAGACGGCCGCGGAACTACTGGAACGCTTCGGCTCGATCGACAACCTCTATCGCGACATGCGCGAGGTCGGTGTCGTCTCGTTGAAGTTCACGCCGTCGCGCGTCACGGCGCTGCGCGAGTTCGAACCGCTGTACCCCCAGACCCGCGAACTGATCACGCTGCGGACGGATGTCGACCTGCCGTTCGCGCAACTGTTCGACACACGGACACCGAAAGACGCCGGGACGTTCGGCATGGATGAGGACACGACGATGGACACCAAAGACGAAACGATGCCGATGCCGACCGCGCCGCCGCCGATGACGAAGTTCGCTGAACAGGCGCCGGCGCCGGTCGAAACAGCCGCTCCGGTGAAGGCGATCGCTACGCGCAGCGAAGTCCTTCCTGCGCCGGCGGAATGGGAGCGCGGCCTCGAGCCACGGTCGATGACCGAGTTGATCACGCTCGCGAAGTGTCTCTTCGAGTCGCGTCTGTTCTCGGCCTACGGCACGCCGCAGGCGGTCCTGTCCACGCTCCTCGCCGGGCGCGAACTCGGGATGCAGTCGATGGCGGCGATGCGCGCCATCCACATCATCGAGGGCAAGCCCACGCTGTCGGCCGACCTGATTCGCGGGTTGATCCTGCGGTCAGGGAAGGCCAAGTACTTCCGCTGCACCGAGCGGAGCGCCACGTCTGCGACGTTCGTCACGAAGCGGATCGGCGACCCGGAGATGTCGCTGACCTACACGATCGAGGAGGCCACGGCGGCAGGGCTCGTCAAGGAAAAGAGCGGATGGGTGAAGAACCCGGCCGACATGCTCGTCGCCAGGGCCGGGTCGAAACTGGCCCGCCTCGCCTACCCGGATGTCGTCCACGGCATCTACACCCGCGAAGAGATTGAAGAAGGGCGGGAGGTCGCGGCCTGATGGCGGTCAACGAAACGCTCCTCGTCCTGCGGTCGATCGACGCTTCACTAAAGGAGCTGGTCGCCATCGCGCGGACGAAGCGCGGCGGCACGGCGTCTGCGGCGGTGGTGGCCGATGACCGCGACCTCGACAGCACGCACGGCGACTTCGTCGTGAAGTTCGACCCGCGCGACTGGCGCGGCGACTCCTGCAAGGGGCTCCGTCTCTCACAGTGCCCTGCGGACTTCCTCGACATGCTCGCCGGCACGCTCGACTACCTCGCGGAGAAGGCCGAGCGGACGAACGAGCAGACGACTGGCGGCAAGGCGGTCGCGCCCTACAAGCGCAAAGACGCGGCGCGGTGTCGCGGGTGGGCCGCGAGGGTTCGCGCGGGCAAGACGGCGCCTGCGACCAACGGCCACGCCGGCGGAGGCGAATGGGAAACATCGGAGGAGGACGGGTTTCGATGAGCCAAGACCAAGCGGTCTTTGTCGGCACGGTTGAAGCGGACGGCCGCGTGAAGCTCGAGTTCCCGTCGCAGATGCGCGCCTACTGCAAGGCGCGGTACGCCGGGCAGTGCGTGGACGTGATCATTGCGCCGCAGGGGCACGCGAAGACCCGCGCGCAGGAGGCGGGCTTCCACGCGATGATCACGCCCTGGGCGCGCGATGATGGTCACCGGATTGACGACCTGAAGCGCGACATCCTGCGGGCGGTCTTCGGCGAACAGGAGCACACCAATCCGCTGACCGGCGAGATCACGCTGGTGCTGCGTGAGCCGTCCACGTCGAAGCTGAACCGCGCGAAGTACTGCGAGCTCATCGAGCGGACGCTGGAACTCGGCGCCGAGTGCGGCGTCGTCCTCATCGCTCCCAACGAATACAAGCAGATGAAAGAGCGCGAGAACAGGCGCCAGCGAAAGGCGGTCGCGTAATGCCCATCCAGACTGACGTAGACATCTGCGACCACTGCGAGACGGTCTCTGACGACGGCCTGACCACGGTCTGCGTGGAACCGGGCGAGCCGATGGACATGGGGTTCCCCGGTTGTGACGCGGTCCTCGAGGACTGGTGCGCGGCCTGCGTGAAGTCCGCGAAGCACCACGGCATCGTGCGCGACGAAGAACCGGAACCAGATCCAGACGTGGAGTTGAAGGCGTGAGTCTGGACTTCCTGAAGACGCGCGAAGAGATCGAGGCAGAGTTGACGCCGGAGGAACTGCGTCAGCGCACCGCGAAGCCGGCGCCAGGCGCGGCACGCCTGAAGCGGCAGACCGACAAGCTGAAGGATAAGGGCGCGATCGAGAAAAGCATCACGGCCGTCGAGGCCGAAGCGCGGCGCGCCGACCGGGAGATTCGCTTCTTCTGTTTCCTGCGCGACCACCGGAAGTGCCGGGCGTTCGGCATCCTCCTGAAGTTCGACACGGACAACCTGAAAAAGAAGTCCGAGAACCACCACATCGTCTTGAAGTCTGCCGGCGGATCCGACGACCCGGAGAACCGGATCACGTTGTCACCAAAGGCGCATCAGATGCGGCACGCCGAAACCCTCGACGTTGAGGGGAACGGGAACGGGACCGTCACGTTCACGGAATACGAGTTCAACACGGACGGGTCTCGCCGGTTCATTCGAAGTTGGGAGAGCACGCTGTGAACACCGACATCTACGCGGAACTCCTGCGAATCACGGCGAAGTGGGACGCCCTCCGAAAGAGCGTGAGCGACCCGGAGAGTTGCCAGATTCGCATCTGGTTGGCGGAACTGCGGAGGGCAAGAGTATGAAGCGCACCACGAACGGTTACGAGCGGGTGATGTCCACAAAGACGATGGGCAACGACGGCATCATCGGCACGCCCGCGCACACGCCGAAAGCGACCGGCCATCTGCCTGATCGATCCTGGTGGATCTGTGATCGCGCGGAGTTCTCAAGGCGCCTGAGAACGGAAACGCCGCGCATGATTCTCTCGCCCTGCGGCAAGGCGGGATCGCTGTTCGACTTTGGGGCCAACATCGAGGAACCGAGACGGCCCGCCATGCGGGATCGATCCGTGCCGGAACCCAAACCTTTGACCCACAGCCGGTGCGCCTGATGCAGCTTGACCTGTTCGCCGCCTTGCTGCCGACCGTGACCTGTTTCTTCGGCGCCGCGTGGGAAGTGGACTGCACGAGTCGTCAGCCCTGCGCGAAGTGCGAAGCGTTCCAAGGAGACTGACCGTGATCGATCAGCCGTCCTTCTTCCCTCAGTTTGACGCGCCGGCGCCGCGCACGGTTGCGCCGGCCAGCCGGAAAGCCTTCGAGCGGATCGAGCCGACGCTGACCGAGCGCGAGATTGAGATTTTCATTCTCGTGGCCGACTACCTCGAGCAGACGAAGCAACCGGATGTGACCGGCGGTGAACTCGCGGAGTGGAGCGGGAAAGACAAGACGACGATCCGCCCCAGGTTGACGGGATTGCACGCGAAGAAGTGGCTGCAGTCGTGGCACATGCGGCCGAGCCGGGCGCGGCTTGAGGGGGCGTGTCATCCGTACTCGCTGGCCGTGCCGCGGAGTGCGATCGAGCGAGTGAAGGCGGAAGTGACAAGTCAGAAGGAGCGCGGCTGATGGCATGGGTGCGGTACGACGACGGATTCGCCAGACACCCAAAGGTGATCAAGGCCGCAAAACTGATCGGCGGGAAGTTCGCGAAGTCCCGCCTCTTGGGTCTCCATTTGGAGGCCACGAGCTACTGCAACAGTCACGCGACGGACGGCTTCATCGCTGATGTTGTGATGGACGAGGAACTGACGAGCGACCCAGATGCTAGGGAACTCCTCCGCATCTGCGCCCTTCCGTCTATCAAGTTGGCGCACCGAGTGCGTGGGGGGTATCGGCTCCACGACTACCACGACTACCAGCCCTCAAAAAAGGAAATGGAAGATTCCCGAGCATATGAGCGGGAAAAGAAACGACGGCAGCGGAGTTGTCCCGAGAATGTCCCGCAGGGACACGCGCGTTCTAACGACCATGTCCCGAGCCTGTCCCTACATCCGTCCGGCCCGGCCGTCCGGCCCGGCCCGTCCGACCCTATTCAAGATCAAGATCACCGCGCTGACGCGCGGGATTCGCACTCGGTGCTGGTGCGCCTCGGACACGACGCCTACCGAGACTCACCCCTCGACCCCAAGAACGCCCTGAAGGACGCCGCCGGCAAGCACGGCATCCCGTACGACGCGACGGCCATCAACGCCGCCCTCGACGCGGTGGAACATCAGCGGCAACTGCGCGCGGTGGAGTCGTGATCGTGGACAAGCCGCGGCAGAAGGCGGGCGCATGACGGCCCTGCGGGTGCAGCCGGCCTACTACAACGAGAGCGATCCGTTCGCCGCCGCGTGGTTGCGCGAACTGATTAAAGCGAGGCTAATAGCCGATGGTGAAGTTGACGAACGAGACATCAGAGACGTGCAAGCCGACGACGTGCGCGGATTCGTGCAGTGTCACTTCTTCGCCGGCATTGCCGGATGGTCGTATGCGCTTCGATTGGCAGGATGGGCTGATGCCAGAACCATCTGGACCGGAAGTTGTCCCTGCCAACCGTGGAGCGTGGCGGGAACGAATCAAGGGGCCGACGATTCCCGCGATCTTTGGCCGACGTGGAGCCGGCTCATCCGCGAGTGTCGCCCTGTCTCGGTCCTTGGAGAGCAGGTTGCGTCAGCAGATGCCCTCTTGTGGATTGATCGCGCTGCGGAGGACATGGAAAGCCTGGGATACGCCTTCGGGGCGTTCGTTCTCCCGGCTGTTAGTGTCGGCGCCCCACACCAACGTGACCGACTTTACTTTGTGGCCGACGCCAACGGCGCAACGTCAGAGCGGAGGGATCAGATTCTTCGGCGGGACGCGCGCCCGCAACAAGTGGGTCAGCCTTGGGGTTTTGCCGACTGGCAAGGCGGACTTATGCCGACTGGCGGCGTGGATGATGGGATTTCCGATGGACTGGCTAAACGCATCGTCAACGGTTTCGGCAATGCCATCGTCCCGCAAGTCGCGGCGGAAGTGATCAAAGCCTACATGGAGATTGTGGCGTGATCCTGTGTCGGAGAGTGGAGAGACGACGATGAATTGGGATGACTTGGCGGCTCGAGAGAACGGTAAGCGCGGCGGCAAGCAGAAGGCGGGCGCATGACGGCCCTGCGGGTGCTGGTGGGGTGCGAGTTTTCAGGCGTGGTGCGCGAAGCGTTCCGCGCGAAGGGTCACGAGGCTTGGTCATGCGATTTGCTTCCGGCCGAGGACGGTAGCCGGTGGCATTTCCAGTGCGACGTTCTGAATGTTCTTAAGAACGGTTGGGATGTGGCGATATTTCATCCACCATGCACCTACTTAGTTACTTCTGCGGCATGGGCGTTTACTGACGGGCCGTATCACCAGAAGGTTAAGCCTGGCACATTAGTCGGAGCGGCGCGACGTGAAGCTCGGGAAGAGTCGCTGTCATTTGTGCGCGCCCTGATGGATGCGCCTATTCCACGTATCGCTATTGAGAATCCTATCGGCGCGATTGGAACGCGCATCCGGAAGGCTGATCAAGTTATTCATCCGTGGCAATTCGGTCACGACGCCAGTAAGGCGACGTGTCTATGGTTAAAGGGGCTGCCGATGCTGAAGCCGACGGACATCCTTAACTTGCCCGGCGTGGGTCAGGTGCGAGTGCTGCGACGACTTTCTCTGCACGATTCACGGCACTAATCAGAATCCAATCCACGCCTACGATTGTGCTTGTCCGTCGATTGATACATGGGCATTGAGAGGCATCGATCCGTATTCCGAAGGTGGCAAAGGCTACCGCGCAAACCAGACAGCCAGTGGCCAGAACAAACTCACACCTGGACCGAATAGATGGAAAGAACGCAGCATTACCTATCAAGGCATAGCCGACGCGATGGCCGAGCAGTGGGGAACTTTTCGATGAGGTCGCTGGCACGTCCGCTCGTAAGCACGCACGCCGCAAGCGACTCAAGAAGCCTTTGAACTTTTTTGGCGCGTGGAGAGACGGAGACACTGACGCATGGCCGCACGTAACTTGACGCCCGCGCAGACCTTGGCCGCGCTCACGCGGGAGGCGAAGGGGAAGACGCGGCGTGTGTCCGAGAAGCAGGAGCAGCAGGCGATTGTGGACTTGCTGCGGCTCATCGGCGCGAAGGTCTACGTTTTAGGGACGAAGCGCAGGAAGGGCGATTACCGCGTATCTGCGAGCGCTTGGGTTTCGGATTCAGTGAGGCTGTGATGGGCTACTTTCCAAACGGAACTGCTGGTGAGATTTATCGAGAGCAGTATTGCGACCGCTGCGTTCACGGCCGTGGCGGCGATGGGCCGATGTGTCCAATCTGGGTGTTGCATCTTGAGCGCAACTACAAGGATTGCAACGACAAAGAATCCCTGTTGCACCGGCTGATTCCGAAGCAGGAACTCGACAACGGCGCGTGTGTGATGTTTATCGAAGACCCGTACGCTGACCAAATCCGCTTGGACCTGTGACGATGTTCTTTCAGCGAGGCGCTGGAACGGCAGCGAGGACTTCGGTGCTGCAAGCGTCTCGTCTCGTTCGATGACTTTTTTCTGAGCCACTGGAGCCTTATGAGCGACCGCACCGCCGTGATCGAGAAGGCACTTCTGAAGCACAGCACACTTGGACATTTGGTGGCACGTTTGGTGGCAAACGCTGTCGCTGATGAACTGCAAGCGGCCGAGTCACGGCCGACGCCGGGGAGCGAGTTCATGATGTTCTGTGAACACGCGAACGAGAATCCAAATGTCTGCCCATGTCCTTCTGACTGTGCGTGCCGTCGCACGTCAATGTGCCGACAGAAGCCGTTACTAGATCGACGAGGATGCTGTTTCTGCGAGGACAGTGAGCGCAAACTCACCGAATACAAAGAGGCGTTACAAACTACAGTTGATCAGAATACTCGTGAACGTCACGAACTCATCGACACAATTCGCTTCTTGCAACGAGACGCTAATAATGGCCTTCGAGACGCCAAAGGCGAATTAACGCATTTACGTCATGCAAAGTGCGGCGAGTTTGTTGAGATTGCCGATGCCGGACTGAAAAGGCATTTGGACACATGCCGATTAGACGTAGGTCTGGATGATGTGCCTGAAGCTGTGTCTACGCTGCTCGAGCGTTCATTGGTCGCAATGACCGCTGAAGCGCAGCGGTTACACAACATCATCGAACGACTCCATACCGAACGCGCTGCTAAGTCCGTGGGGGCCGGGACGCCGCCGCAGGAGGAGCCGCCTGAAGATAGATGCCCAACATGTGAAGGCGCTGGCGTTGTAGACATGGAGCAACTTCATTGTGAGTTAGTCTCCTCCGCTCCAGTAGCGCGGCAACTCGAACGAATCTGCGAAGTTCTATCCGCGCACATCGGCAGCGACAACGTGCATCGGATTCTGCAATCAGCGGAAGCGCCGACGCATGAGCCGCTGCGTTGTGTTTGTGGTCATGCGGCAACTCGGCATCGGGTCCACTCTGGACAGAACACTGGCCGTTGCACGGAAGAACCGCATTGTGATTGTGAGCAATTTGCTGCCGCCCCCGTGCCGCCGAGGGGAGCGGAGCCTCAGGCGCCTCGAAATGCCGATTGCATCGCCCTCGATGTGCCGCCGCAACTGGTGATGCTGCTTCGTCAATACGCCAACGACATCGAAACGTGCGGGATGGAAGCCTGCTCCGCGATGCGCGATGAAATCGTCAACGAAATGCGCGAGGCGGCTGACCTGATTGAGAGGATGAAATGAGAAACGAGACGTATTACTCACGCGACGGAAGCCGCATTGCGCACTGGTGGGATCGTGGCGGTGGTTACGATCTTCAATATGGGCTTAGGTTCACGTTCAAAGGACGAATCCGCGACACGCAAAACGAGTCGGCGGCCCAAAGCATCACCGAGGCCAGATCGCGGTGTCGTGAATATACGGCCAAGAGGATGAAATGACCAAGACCCGCAAGCCGAAACGCTACGCCACCGCTGCCGTGCTGACCGTGAACCAACCCGGACGCATGACCACGAAGGGCCGGAAGCAGATCGCCCAATGGCTCCGTGACCGTGCGGACGATCTGACCAACCGCGGCCGCGACCTGAACGACACCGGGGCATGGCGCTGCCGGTATTACTACTGAGGATAAGCACATGAATAACAGCAGACCGTTATGGCGCGATGCTTGTTGGCCTGACCCGTGTCGCGGTCACAGCGTTGGTGAGATTACACAGGTCGATGTGAAATCTAATGTGCGTTCGTGCGGGTGCGGACCCAAGGACGGCTGCAAGGACTGCTGCTCAGGAACCCCCGTGCCGCCGAGGGGAGCGGAGCCGCAGGAGGACGCGCCGAGGCCGACGGGTCGTGACTGGCTGACTGGCCAGAGGCTTCCGCAGGGGGCGCAGGCAGGGCCGGAGACGCCGCGCCGAGAGTGGCCTGATCCGACACCTGAAATGTGCGACTCACCGCAGTTTGAGGCCGTGTGGCAGTGCATCAAGAAGTGGGATATCGAAGTGCCGGACGTTTACACCGGCTACATGGGCGCGACCGGCAACCATGTCCGCGCCATTCTCGATTCACTTGGTCAGCCGCAGGCCGCGTCCGTGTCGGCGCTGGTGGAGCGGGTGATTAGCGATGCACGCAGGTCGGTCATGTCGGCGTATCGGCAGGGACGTGAAGCCACGACCACACCAGCGATGGCGGAACTGATTGCGGATGACTTGTCGCGTCGGATCGCTGCGGAGTTTGACGCCATCGCCGCCCTGTCACCGACGCCAGCGGGACCGTGGACGCGGGAGCAGGCAGCAGCGCAACGAGCGTGGGCGCTAAAGGTGGCTGGTCCCTACTTCAATGACGGACGCTGCTCTGGACATCACCAGTTCAACGGACGCTATTGCCGAGACGCGGCTACTTCAAGGCGGTGGTGCATCCACTGTGCCGGATTCATGTTGCTGCAAGCCCTACTCGCCGCCACGCTCACTGCGGACCACGGGAGGCCCACACCATGAGCCAAGCGAAACGCACCGCGCCACCAGCGTGTCCACTCTGCGCTCTCGCAACGAACGTGAGTCTGCTTGCGGACGAAGATGCGGCGTTCATGGCCGTGTGGGAATGCTCTCGCTGCGGGATCAAGTTCGATGAGTATGGCCGCACCGGATCGAAGGCTGGTGGTCCGCGATGACCCCCAAGCCCCCGCCCCGTCGCTATCCCCTCTGCGGAGCCGTGCTGCTGGCGTGTCTGCTGACGGCCTGTGCGCCGAAGTTGGGCTACACGCCTGATCCGTCGTTGACGTTGGTGGGCAACGCGAATCGGTTTCTTCGCATCGTCGAGGCTGATTACTTTCGTTACGGCAAGGACGGCTCCTGCTCGATTGATCGGGTGCGCGATGACGGCTGGATTCGGGTGCTGTGCGGTCGGCCTGACGGCACGGTGCGGCAATACGAGACGTGGCTCAGGTGAGGGCAACTATGCGAACGATGGACTTTCCGATTGAGGAGCGTTGGGTCGGCGGTGGCGACACCGGCACGTCATCGCTGACCATTTGGGCTGTGCTGATGAATCGCATCAGTCCGCACGGTCGGCTGGATATTCCCTACGACCCTGACGACTTGGGCCGGTGCTATCGGCTATTGAGAATAAAGCCAGAGTGGGAAGCGCGGCTGGCTGAAGTCGCAGAGGCTGTCCCACGTTGGCGTCCGTTCGTGCGCGAGTGGGACAAACTGATCGCGCTTTTTGAGGACGATGTTCAGAACGCGCCGAAGAACAAATGGGGCGCGCCCATCTGCAAGAAGACATACGACTTCATGCAGACGCTACGCGATGAAGCGGACGCCATCAGTGAAAGCAGCGTCGTCCGGTTGAAACTCTGAATGAGGACGCTGGCATCGCTGGTGAACATCGGGGCCTCAAGCGACTCACAAGAACTTTTGACGGCGCGGGGCATACCTGGCAGATGCAGCCGAGGATGGGAGTGGTGCAGGAATGAGCGAGACGACGGTGTTGACGGTGGATGAGCTGTCCGACATGGTGCAAGCGTGCGTAGACGCTACGAGTCATCGGCACGTTCGTCAACATCTGGTAACCATACCAGCCACTAAATTGCTTGAGTTGTGCCGAATCGCCGAGCGGCTGGCGCAGATAGAGGCGCTGCGGGAAGACATCGGCATGTGCGTGAAGATGCTCACGGCTGGCGATCTCAGCGAAGCCGAACGATGGGCGATTGCGAACACGCTAAAGCCGCTGCTCCAGCCGGTGCGCGGGGCGGGCGAGGAGGGCCGGTAGATGGCGACGACAATCGCGAGCGGCTACAACCCGGTCCCTGGCCCTGACGGACTCCTCGCGTACGGTGGTGCGCACGAGACCTTCCTCTGGGACGGCCTGAGTACGCGGCCAATCAGCGCAGGATCCTGCGCCGGCTGGAACGGCCGCGAGGTCGTCGTCTCTCGAGGCGTCGAGTTCGCGCCGAGAGTCTACGGCCGGCGGCTCGTCTTCGTGAACGTCGACACGGGCGCCGAGCGCGACAGTGGCATCGACCCCGCGCAGGAGCCTGGCAACTTTCCCACCATCGCGCACATCAACGGCGTCACCGTCTCGAGCGTCGAGGGCCAGCACTTCGTGAACGGACAACCGATCGCGACCGAGCCAGGCGCCGGGAAGATCGAGGACTTCGACGGCGAACACATCCTGTATCCAGTGCAGATCGACGGGCAGTACACGTTCGTCGTCAAGCGGCTCGCGGACGGTGCGGATATTCACCGCGTCAACTGGAAATTGGAGAACGCGCGCCTCGATAGGCTCGCCTCTGGACCGTGGTTGTCGTGGAACAACTACGGAACGATGGGAGTACTCGCGCCGAGCGGGGTCCAGTTCAACAGTCCTGCCGGCGAGGGCCGCGGGCTGATGGCGGAATGGAACGGTCTCATCGTGGCGATCACCGTCCGGCAGGAAGGCTGGACGCCCGTCTGGATCATTCGCAAGTTCTGGGACCAAGGCGCGCTGTACGCTTGGAACGCGGACGCGCCAGGTTGGATTGTTCGCGGCGTAGGTTGGGACGGCATGAAGTTCGTCGACGGCATCGCGTACGGCTACCTCCAAGGGGCAGGCGGCGAGCTCGGCATCCAAGCGATCGACTTCGACGCCCCGCGTGAGGTCTACGTGCCCCCGGCGCCGCCAGTCGCGAACCTCCCCGACTGGCCTGAAGACTTCCCGCCGATTCTGGTCGGATGCCTCGCGCACGCCCCACAGCCGTCCGACCCGGGCACGCTCGGCAACGTCGGCACGGACAAGCCGGTCATCATCGAGGGCTACCGGCAAGCAGACGGCGCACGCTGGACCGTGACCGAGGAGGACCGCCGGCGCCAGCGATTGATCTACATCGACTGGAAGGAGTCGCACGCGAAAGAGGCCATGCTCGCGAACGCCAAGGCCGACCAGGATGCGTACGGCGGTACGCTGGTCTTCTACTTCGATTCGAACGAGATGGCGCAGGAGCTCGAGACGACGATTCAATACGCGAGTGTGGTCGCAGGAGGCCGCGCCGCTATCCGTGCGCTCCGCTGCTACCCGTCAGGCCAGACACCCGAGGAGATGTACGACCGCGTGAAGGCCGACCTCGTGCGGTGCGATTGGGCCATCCTCGTGACCTCTGGCTACCAGCAGGCGTGGAGCGCCGAGACGGCCAGGATCGCGATGCGCCTCACGGCCAGGCTCGCGGCCGAGCACCCGGGCAAGGTCAAGGCCGTCGTCATCACGAAGCGCCCGCCCTACCTGCCGGAGATTCAGGAGGACATCGCCGCCCTGTGCGCCCTCGCGCCGGTTGCAGATGTCGACGCCCTGTTTCCGAAGTGGAAGCGGGACATCGCCCCGCCGCCAGTCGATGAGCCCGATGAGGTCGTGCCTCCGAAGTTGCCCTGGTGGAAGCGACCAGTTACCACCACGAAACCGAAGCGGTCATTCTTCGGCTGGCTCAAGAAAGCGTTCGGGCTGTAACACATGGCAGGGTGTTCCCGTGGCCCGCGGGACACTCACCGAGAAGCACAAGCGGTTCGTTGAAGCCTATTGCGGCCCGGCCGCAGGGAACGCGACCAAGGCCGCAGAGATAGCAGGCGTGCCCCACCGTAGCGCGTCCACAATGGGCGCCCGGTGGTTGGGAAAAGTTTGGATTCAGAAAGCCATCGCTGACCGGCAGGACCGCCGCGAGAAGAAGTCCATCGCGGACGCCGATGAGCGCGACGAAATCCTCACGAAGATTGCCCGCCGGGGCAGCGCGGCCTCGAAGGACCGCATCGCCGCCGTCAAGGAACTGAATAAGGTCTCCGGCCGGCACACCCTCAACGTCCACCACTCCGGCACGCTGACCCTCGAGCAGTTACTCACAGAGAGTCGTGAGACCGGCCGCTGAGAAGATTCGAAGCTGGCGCGAGTTCCGCGGCATCCTTCGATTCATTGACGAGCAATTCAAGATCACGCTCGACCCGTGGCAGGAAGAAGCGGCCCTGCTGTTCGAATCCCCGAAGCCAGACGACCGCCGCATCAGCCTGCAGGCGTGCGCCGGCCCAGGTAAGTCGGCCGTCGAGGCGTGGTGCGCGTGGTGGTTCCTGTCAACGCAGGGTGAGCGCGGAGAACATCCGCAGGGCGCCGCGACCTCCATCACGGGCGACAACCTCCAGGACAACCTCTGGAAAGAGCTCGCGAAGTGGCGGGCGCTTAGTCAATTCCTGACGGCCGCGTTCGAATGGACAAGCACGCGCATCTTCGCGTTCGACCACCCGCAGACGTGGTTCATGTCGGCGCGCTCGTGGCCGAAGACCGCGAGTCCTGACGAGCAGGGTAAGACCCTCTCCGGTCTGCACTCGAAGTACGTCTTCGTCATCTGCGACGAGTCCGGCGCGATTCCCGTCACCGTGCTGAACGCCGCGAACCAGGCGCTGTTCCGGTGCGTGTTCGGGAAGATCATGCAGGGCGGCAATCCCATCAGCCTCGAGGGGATGCTGCACTTCGCCGCGAACGAAGGCCGGACGCAGTGGAAGATCGTCGTTGTCACGGGCGACCCAGACGACCCGAAGGCGTGGGTCAACTCGCCACGGTTCGCCGCACAGCACACCAGTAACGGTCCCTGCGGTTGTCCGCGCTGCGAGGCGCAGGCGCAGATCAATCTCTACGGCCGCGACAACCCGTGGATCAAGTCCTACATCCTCGGCCAGTTCCCGAGCGCCAGCATCAACGCGCTCCTGAGTCTCGAGGACGTGGTCGCGGCGATGAATCGGAAGCTGCCGGAGCACACCTATCGCTACTCGCAGAAGCGACTCGGCGTGGACTGTGCGCGGTTCGGTGACGACCGGACGACCATCTGCCCACGGCAAGGGCTGCGGTGCTTCCCGGCCGTCACGATGCGGAACGCGAAGACGCAGGAGATTGCCGCGCGCGTGGCCGCAGGCCAGGACCGATGGGGCGCGGAGATGATTCTCGTGGACGCCACAGGTGGCTACGGCGCCGGCACGATCGACGCGCTCGAGCTCGGCGGCCGCCAGGTCATCAGCGTCGAGTACGCGGGCCGTCCCATCGACCCTCGGTACAACAACAAGCGCACCGAGATCGGCTACCTCTTCGCGGAGTGGGTGAAGAAGGGCGGGCAGTTGCCGAATGACCCGGCGCTCCCGAAGGAACTCACGAAGATCACCTACACGTTCCAGAACGGGAAGTTCATGCTCGAGCCCAAGGAGCAGATGAAGAAGCGCCTCGGCTATTCGCCGGACCTCTGGGACGGCTACGCGAACACGTTTGCCCTGCCGGACATGCCGGCGGATGTCGCGATGCTAAAAGCGTTCGAACGGAAGACACCCAACAAGGTCATCACGGCCGACAGCCTGGGAGCGATCGAATGAGAGAGCACGAGATTCTACGGAAGCACGCGGAGATTGAAGGCTACGGCCGCGCGCTCAGTCGGTTTATGGAGATGACCTTCGTGGAGCGGGTCGGCTGGTTCTTCTTCGGCGCGAAGTTCCTGGTCTGGCTCTGGACGAAGAAGCGCGACGCGCAGGTACCTGTTGCGAATCAGGCTCGCGTCAGCCGCTGACCGCCCGGCGCTGAATCTCTTCTTCGCGGCCGCGCTCGAGGAACGCGACTACGCGGACCTGTTCGGCGGGCCGATTGATTGGGCGACGGTGCAGTTCACCGACCAGGTCGTGATCCTGATTGCGGAAGACCCGGAGCTCATCGGGTGCTTCGTCGCGGTCATCGTCAAGCATCCGATCGGCGGTCGCGTCTACGGCGATCAGGTGCTCTGGTACGTCACGCCGGCGCGCCGCACCTCCTCTGCCGGGCTCCTGCTCTGGCACGCCTACGAGGAATGGTGCTTGACCCACGGTGTAACACAAGTGAGGGTAGTTCAGCCGGCCGACCGGCCGCGTCTCGGCGCGCACTTTGCTCGACGCGGGTACCGCGCGATCGAAATCGGTTGGGTACGTGACCTGACAGGAGACGGATGAGCGCCTTCGGATTTGGATCACCCAAGACTCCTACCTCAACCGGGCGCACGAAGTCGCCCAACGCTGGCCCGGTGACCGGCTACGCGGTGCCGCGCAATCCGCCAGAGACCGACCTCCTCGGCTCGACGCCGGCGCCGCCCGCGATCGACATGCCGTCACTGGAAACGGCCGGCGGTCTCGCGGCGACCCTGCAGCGCAAGCGCGCCGCCAAGTACGCGATGCTCATCGAAGGCCAGCCCGCCGACGCGAAGACGACCGGCCCGGCGCCCGTCCTCAAGCGTAGGGAACTGCTCGGGTACTGATGGCCGGGCTCCAACTCCGCAAGCGAAAAGAATACGACGCGCTCAAGACGAAACTGTTCACGGACCGCCAGTCGTCGATGGCGCTGTGGAAGGAGATTGCCGACTACATCAAGCCGACGCGGTGCCGGCTGAACCTCACCGATCGCAACCGCAACGACCGGCGCAACCAGAAGATCCTCGATGAGACGGCGACGTTCGACCTGGACACGCTCGAGTCTGGCCTGTTCGCAGGGATGAGCTCGCCGGCGCGGCAGTGGTTCAAGTTGGCCCTGCCGAGCAAGTCGATGAACCTCACGGACGCCATCACCGAGTACCTGTTCGAAGTTGAGAACCGCATGAACGCGGTCTTCTCGCTGTCGAACCTCTACAACGGGCTCCCGGAGTGCTTCGGCGATGTCTCCACATTCGGCACGGCCGCGATGGCGTGCTTCGAAGACAGCGAAGATCTGCTCCGGTTCTACACCTATCCGCTCGGCTCGTACGCGATTGGGCTGAACCGGCGCCGCGAGGTCTGCACGTTCGTCCACGAAGACCAGTGGACCGTGCGCCAGGTGGTCGAGGAGTTCGCGCAACTGCGCGAGGGCGAGATCGTCAACACGGAGAACTTCTCCACGGTCGTGCTCGAGCATTGGAAGCAGAAGCGATACGAAGAGACGGTCGATGTCTGTTGGATTGTGATGCCCAACGACAAGGCGAACCCGTTGAAGCTCGACGCGAAGTACCTGCCGTTCACGTCCTGCTTCTTCGAGATTGGCCGGCAGGATCACGAAGCGGTCCTGCGCGAGTCAGGCTTCCGCACGTTCCCGGTCATGGTCCCGCGGTGGAAGACCGTCTCGAATGATTCCTACGGCAGCAACTGCCCGGGCATCACGGTGCTGTCGGCCGTCAAGCAACTGCAGAGCATGGAGCGGAAGTCGAACCAGTGGCTCGACAAGATTGTCGACCCCGCCCTGGTCGGCCCGTCGTCGCTTCGGAACCAGCCGACTTCCCTCGTCGCCGGCCACATCACCTACAGCGATCCGCGCGATGAATCCAGTCGTCTCCGTCCCATCCACGAGCTCCGCGGCGAGGGATACCAGCACTTCGAGGCGAAGGCGGAACAGGTCCGTCAGCGCATCCACACGGGCACGTTCTCCGACCTGTTCAAGATGTTTCAGTCGGCGCCGTACGGCCAGCCGATGACGGCCGAAGAGGTCAAGGAGCGGCACAAGGAAAAGCTGCTCATCCTCGGCCCGGCGCTCGAGCGGATGAATGAAGAACTGCTGGAGAAGATCATCGATCGCACGTTCGACATCATGGCGCAGGCCGGGCTGTTGCCTGAACCGCCGGAAGGCATCGAGGGCGTCTCGCTCAAGGTCGAGTTCACGTCCGTGCTCGCGGAGGCGATGAAACTCACGCGCGTGGTCACCATCGACCGAATGATGTCGAGTGTCCTGCCGCTCGCGGAGTTCTTCCCGGAAGTGCTCGACATCATCGATCCGCTCGGCGTGGTGGAGGAGTACCGCGACGGTCTCGGCACGAGCCCGAAGATTCTGCGCTCGCGTGAAGAAGCGATGGCGCGCGGCCAGCAGCGGGCCGAAGCGCAGCAGGCACAGGCCGCGGCTGATCAGGCAAACAAGGTCAGCGGTGCGGTGCGGAACATTGCCCAGGCGCCGATGAGCGGCGATTCGGTGTTGTCACATCTCGCGGAGTCGGTCGGCGCCGCATAGGAGACTCGTAGATGACTGGAACATTCGCGGCCGTTGGCGTCACGAACGCACTTCGGCTACTTCCGCAGGAGACGCTGGCCCTCACGTTCTCGGTGGCCGCGCTCGAAG